TCTGGAGTTAATTTTGCATCTTCTGGAGGTAGCGGCATACCTAACTGTTGTTCAATTTTTGCACGATACGCATAAGCAACGTGATCAGCAATGTGTGCCATAAGTGCTGCTTGCATCTGTCCGGCTTTTGGGTTCTGTCCAATAAGCTGTTGAATCATCGGGTCTTGCACCATAGACATATGCACCTTGATATGCGATTCGTGGTCTTGGTAAAAGAACGCCTTCATAGGTTCTAGCTTTAGCACAGACATATTTTCAGTAACCGGGTCTTTTGGTTTCTGGTCTTCTGGCAGTGGTACAAGTTTGTCTGCATTCTTTATACTTAGAACGTCCAGCATTGCGCGATGCAGCTCTGGCATGTTGTAAATATCCGGAGCCATCTGTGCCATTTGTAAAACAGCTTGATACTGAACTACCCGCTGGCTCATTGTTGCCGCATTAGGGTCGCTGACCGGAATAATATCTACATGATCATAGTCGGAGCGCTTTGCCGTAGGCTCCCCATACTCAGGCTCATAGTCGTAGTCATCGTCTGGAGAGTAGTCGCAAATAATATCTGCAAGCAGGCCCAATTCTTGCTTTAGGCTGTAATGTGTACGAGCCTGAACTGCGGTCATTACTTTTAGCTGTCGCTCAAGCAATGCAAGAGTTGTGCCAACTGGTGCATTTGCCGACATATCTGATACTTTCATATCAGCAGATGATGCAATCCGGCGACCTTCTTCCACAATGCCGTTTAGCAATTGAAACAGTACGCTTGATGGCTCTTTATATGGAAGAGGAAGAATGTTATCTCGAATAGTCCCCGAGCCAACATCTACATCTCGGAATTCACCGGGAGAAATTGGCGTGTCGTCTCCTTTAATTCGAAGCCCGCGAGATTTAAGACCGCCCGGCAAGTTGGACAAAGTTCCCGCATCGACAAGCTGACGCATAATGCTAGTCGCTGATTTTGCAAATCCCCCGATGAGGTGGAACAGACCAAAACCGTAGGCTCCAAAGCCGGGAATGTACTGGTAGTGGACAAAATGCTGTCGTTTGAGGCGCAATTCATCTTCTTTTTTCCAGTTTCTACGAATTGCAAGAACGTCGTTTGTGCCCTTGATGATGGTAACTATGTACGGTAAAGCAATACCTGTCGGTTCACCGTCATCATCTAAGTCCTCATAGCCCTCTAAGTCCAAATCTACATTGCATTCGTACAGCATATACCTTGAATCATTCAAGTCACTGAAACCAGTCTCTTTGTCCTTGGCTTTCTCGATACTATCCTTGTTATATGAGGGGTCTGGCAAATCCATTTCCCTGTAGAACCCAAGCTGTTGCAACTTAAGAATATCATTTTTGCTTTTACGCATCATGTGCGTAACGCGGCCACAAGTGAAGATGTCTGATGTGCCATATGGCAACAACATATCTTCCGCCGGGACAAAAGTAGATGCCTGCCTGTTTAAACTAGGATCAAAATACACTTTCTTGAAAGCCGAACCCGCAGCTGGAAGCGACCACAACATGCGCTCGTGTTCTGGACGGAACTCCTTCATAACTTCTGTTAGTTGGTAGTTCATGTCCATCTCTACGCGAACAGCAGCTTGCTTCTTTTCTGCGGTTTCTTTGCCAAGAATTTTGGTGCGTACAGGACCTTGCGCTGGAAAAGTTTCGGTAATTGTTTCGCTCTGAAAACGAATTACTGCCTCGGTAATCATTGGGTGAAACACACCACAAGCCCCATTCCAAGGCTCTGTGCGTTCTTCGATTTGGAGGCCAAGAAGTTTTAAACCTTCGGTATATGCTTTTTCCCAGTCTTTACGGGAGTTTTTATCGTTGTCAATTTCGTCAATCAAGTCGCCTACCATCTTGGTTAGTGCGCCTTCATCCATCTCTTCGGCCAGATTATTGTCAAAGTCTTCATCATCTTCACCGGGAATAATGCTTATTTCCATATCCCCTGCGTTAATATTTACTTCTTCAGGATTAATAATTTCAATTTCAATAGGCTCTGCGCCATCATCACCCATCATACCGATTGGTTGCTGAAAGAATGATTTATCTACATTGGTAGCCATGAATGTTCCTTAATAGTAAGCGCGAGTCTTCTTATACAATTTTATATCCTCTTTTTCATCAGAGTCTAATCGTATAAAGCCGCCTTTTCTGAATCTTAGTAGTGCTTGAGTTGAAGAGTCAACCAAGTCATCGTGTGGAGCATTTGGAAACGCAGCCATTTCTTCAATTACTTCTTCTGCCCAGCGAGTTTCTGGTGCCCAGACAACTCCAGAACTAAACAAGTCGGATACTGCATTGATACGGACAAACTTATCATTTCCCCGTGTAGGAGTATAAGATTCAACAAACATTCCCATGGCTCGAAGCTCAAAAATCAATGGAGCGCCAGCCGCCTTAGCTTCAATTACGCAAGTATCAGGCTCCCATTCTTTATAGTAAGAATGTGCCACTTCCTTAAGTTCTGGAAACTCCATGCGTTTTTTCAAAGCATCAAGCAAAATAATATTTGGCTTAGCAACATCATCATCTAAATAAAAAACGCCCCACGTTGTACAGGCCGAGTAGTCGCTTCTCTCTCCCTTTGTATAGGCAGTATCCCAACTTTGAATAATGTACTCGCATTTAGGTGGGATTTCATGTTTCCATTTTTTCCACCACTCTCTTTTTACAATTGCACCCTCTTCGCCAGTAGGCTGTTGTTGGTATTGAGCATTCCATTTACTAACAGGAAGTTCTGCTTTTAAGTTCTCTAGCTCTTCTAAGCTCCAGAATTCCGGCCATAAGGGTTTACCACTAGGCATGATGGCAGGTAGCTCAATAATCTCCCACTCTTCGCTTTTGTTTCGTTTTATGGAATCAGCCATGATGCGGCCGCATAAATCTCTGTCTGCCCATCGAGTCATAACTAGGATTATTGAACCGTTAGGCTGAAGACGCTGCCGTGGGCCAGAGGTATACCACTCATACACAGAATCAAAAACACTTGAATCACTAGCCGCGAGTCTGGCTTCCTGTTCAGAATGTGGGTCATCAATTATTAAAAGGTCAGCACCTTTACCAGTAACTGTACCCCCAACTCCAATAGCAAAGTAATCGCCGTTAGAGCTAGTAGCCCACCTACCTGCTGCTTTACTATCTTGTCTCAAAGCCACGCCGGGAAATATTTTCGAATACGCCTCAGAGCCAACTAAGTTACGAACTTTCCTACCGAAGCCAACTGCAAGGTCAGCCGTATTAGATGCTTGAATCACTTTCTTATCAGGAAACTTACCAAGGAACCACGAAGGCAGTAAATAAGAAGCAAATTCCGATTTGGTGTGCCTCGGTGGAAGATTTATGATTAGACGTTTAATCTTCCCAGAAACCACATCCTCGAATTTTTTTGCCATGAGTGCATGATGTCTTCCGTGGACAAACCCCGGCCACATCACCTTCACATACTCCATGAATGAACTCTGAGCTTTTTCCCTTTGCTCGGCTTTTTTGGTTTCTTCAATCTGAGCCGTTAAGTTATCAAGCTCACTTTCATCCAACCCGGCAATCAGCTCTTCTAAATTCATAGAAGCTCCCTAAAATTTAAATAAACAGGCCGTATAGTCCTAGGCCTCTTATCCCACTTCTTCAAAACACCAATACTAACCAACCTATCCACTATCTTCTTTGTATTCGCCACACCGGGCTTACCCCGCTGATGCGCAATCTCCCGCAAGGTAGGCGAGTACCCAAACCTCTTCCACCACTCATCAATGATGATAAAAACTTCTTTCTGTACAGGAGTCACAATTTTCTCCAGCGCGATAGCTCGCTTTTGTTCCGTTTTCATATTTAGTTTAACTAAATCCTTTAAATCATTATTTCGTCTTATTCAGCCATTTAGTTCAATCATCTTCTTGATGAACCCACTTTTTAGTTTAACTAACCGCTATCCTTCATTTAGTTTAACTAAATTACCACCCCTGAAAAAGCACCATTTTTAGTTCAACTAAATCAGCTTTCTGAAAAAATATATACCCCCCCCTATCCCATGCTGCTTTTTTTGATTTGCGATTCCTATGGAATTAGGATAGTTTGTGTGGATTAATATGTAATAGATTTGGTGCGGCGTCGTCGTCTATAAGCGGGGTGGGGGGTGGGTGGGGGTCGCTACTGTCGTTTTCCACAGTGTTTTCCACTGGATTTAATTTAATTAAATTATCATCAAGCTCAACCGCATCATCATTTAGTTTAACTACGGGCGACAGTTCATCCAGCAAAGACTGTGCAGACACATCAGCGGCATCTGTAGCTGTAGACTTGGCTAGCTGTCTAACGTATTGCAGCACCTGTGCGCGTGCATCGTCTGCTCTCTTTATTGTAGTGATCTCCTTACGCTCGGTGAACG